GTGGCTTATCCTGTGTTTTCATTGCTAGGGGTCGCACTAGTATTAACAAACATTCCCGGCAACGCATCAAAGACTTTGAAAATGATATTAAATATCTAGCAGAAAGCAAGAAAGAAGAAGCCTAAGAATATAGAAAAGAAATTCTACGCCTTAAATCAAGTATTAATAGAATAAAAGATGGACCTGCCGTCACAGATAGCGATATGAAGAACTCGGGTCTAGGTGAAGTAATCATGCAGTTAGTTCCTGGTAAGTATCGCAAAGCTGCATCCTTCTTAATTCCTCAAGTGGAAGAAGCAGTTAAGAAAGACCCTGCATTAATAGAAAAGGTATATGAAAAAATTAAATCCGCAAACACTACCAGTAGTAAACAGACCCAACCTGGAAGTGAAACTGAAGCAGTACAAAGCCTGTAAGACCTGCGCAGATACCGTTGATGGTCATCCACATGGAATTATTAAGACTATAGATTTTCAATCAAACTCAAATAAAGTGGACCCAATTTACAATACTACAGAAACATGCCCTACATGTAAAGGGGAGAAATACTATTTTCAGTAATTAGAAACCAGACCAAAGCCATTCCGCTTCAGTTTCACTTAATTTACCTTTTCTTTTTAGTTTCTTTTGTAAATAACGTTTAGTTCTGGGCATTAGAAATTCCAAGCACTATCTGATGACTTTTTACGCCTAGTTCTACGCTTTTTTAGACCTGTATAGGCTCTTCTAGCAGTTTTCCTGACGCCACCTTTACGTGTACTTCGTTTTCTTTTTCTTGTTGTTGATTTTCGTTTAGTCTTTTTCTTGGTTCCTCTAAGTCTGCGCATTTTAGCGCCCCAGGCTTTAGCAGCCTTTGAACCTTTCTTCAACTAACGGAGACCCCTCTAGCGGCATAAAATGATTTAGCGGCTGCGCTTAATGTTGGAACACTAGCAGTGGTTCCACTAGACCAGGTAATAGTACTAGAACTGGGTCTGTTTACATTGTTTACAGTTTCGCCAGAAATCTGTGCTACTGCACTACTATTGGCAGCACCAGCTACCGTAGAATCATAAACTACTGGAACTACATCCATTAAATTTTTAATTTCCCAAAATGGCTTGAACAGACCTACTAAACCAGAACCTACACCGCCGCCTAAATCTGCTGCACCACTACCAATATTACTTAATGTAGAACCTATGGCAGAACCTGTTTCACCTAATGCGGAAGCTCCTAAAGATGCCTGGGCTGGTCGCCCAAAGATGTTACCTATGAACATAATAGCCACTCCGAGAGCGGCTAAGGGGAGAATTTTGGAAAGAATGCCCATGATTTTAGTTGATATACTTAGTGATAAATGTTTCAAAACTCGAATTTAGAAACATTTAAGAACTAAATTATGATTGATAATACGTGGCTTTTAAATTAAAAACGGGCAAAACAATAAACAAAGTTTTAGCAGGTGCAGGCGTTGTGGCATTAGGTACTACTATTTTAGGAATGGTAGCACCAGGCTTTATGGGTTCTACCGCTGCAAAAGTAGTATTACCAGCCATTAGTTATGGTGTCGGTGGTGTAGAAGCCGCCGCAGGTGCAATAGCAACTGAAGTAGTCGGACATGGTTTAACATCTTTTAGTGGACCAACCGCAGAAGGTAATGTACAGGTGGAGAGTCTTTAAAATGGCAGTTCCACTAATGCGAAGTTATACGACAACTGGTGCAGCACTTAACGTTTTTACACCTTCTACAGATGATGTAACAGGTTTAACAATTCAACAACTTAATCGTAGTAATGTAATTTTAGATTGCGTGAATAATCCAGACCCTCCAGGTGCAGCAGCATATCAAACAAATGTTTTAGTTAACGGTATTCAATCAGGAGTTTCAAACTTCTCAGTTGCATCAAGTGCAGCCAGTGCAGGTCGTGTCGTATTTGGACCTATTCCTGTAACAGTAGGTGGTCAGGCTGGTGGCAAACAATTATCCTTTTCATCTGCACAAGTCGCAACAGGTGGCGGTATTGCTGCTTATAGTTTCTTGATGAAATACGCTAATTTGTTTTAGGAGGCTTTAATGCCACAAAATATTCTAGGATATATTGTAAATGTTTTACCAAAAGACCCAACAGTTCCTAGCACTTATGTTGCTGATATTATCGCCGCAGGTGCAACCACAACCATCGAATATCCTGCACAATATCGAGCAACTGCAATTTCAATCGCAATAAAAAATCAAGACACTGTAAACGGATGTCAATTTTCTGTAAATGGTCAACCCTTAGTTGCGTTAAGTGCTGGTGCAGACCAGAACATAAACGATCAAAATATTATACGCGTTCAAATTACTGCTGGTGCTGCTGGTGCAGTGCATGTTCTAGCACAAGTAACTCCAATGTTTTACAATACCGAAGCCCAACGATTTAGAACGGTGTCGCAATAATGGGCTTTTCTGGCGGAGGGTCAAATATTTTAAAGCCCCACCAACATAATTCTTTGGTGCTTCAAGATGGAGGCAAATTGGATTTTGATAACGTTACACAGTCAGATATGGCAGCAAAATCAATGACGTATTCTGATGGTGCACATTTACAAGAATTAGCAGGTCCTGGTGTTCCAGCAGGACAATTACTCACGTTTGCAACTGCTGCAAGCGCCCCAAGCTGGGCAACAGACCCGTTTATCGCAGGAGGTAAGCTCGAATACCTAGGTTCTCACACTAATGTTGCAGAAGAAAGTACATTCACTCAAAACTTTAGCCCTGAAATAGATTTTACAAAATTTAGTGCAATCCAGGTCTACTGGTCTTATGATATGGATGCAACTGCAACTCCTTTTGATACTCAATTAATTTTGGATGCCAATACGGCTGCAAATTATTCCGCAGTTGGACAAACCCAAACTGGAACCACTATCACAGGCTTATCAAGTCTATCTCAAGCAAATTGGGTAATCGCTTCAACCGCAGAAAATACGGGTAATGATAATACCATTTTAGGTGCTTTCACTATTACAAGTCATAAAGGACCAGCAAGTCAGCAATATCCAGCCATCAGTTCTTATGCATGCGGATGGTCAAACACAACAAGACAATTTCTTGGAACCAAAGTTGCAAATTTGGGTACGATAGCATCTATGAGTCTGACAAGTTCTGGCGGTGCTGGTACTGGCTGGGAAAATAGCACCTGGGCTTTTTACGGTGTTCGAATTTAATTTAAAAAAAATGTGGATTAAACTTCAAATCGCATTTTTGAAGTTAATCAAGTGTTTTGTTGATCGCGGATGAGTTTAAAATTACCAAGTGAGGTTCTTGTTATTCCAACCTCTACTTCATAACTTGTAAAGTTAATCCGTTCAATGTCGTATGTTATCGCACAATGACAATTTCTGCAACGAATTTTCAAAACTCTTTCCAGTTCAATATTTCCGCATTTGCAAGTTGGGTTAAAGCATTTCAATATCCAAGACATCTAAAACAATAACGTGACTTAGTATTTTGTTTTTTAAATCTTTTACACTTTGCACATTTTACGGTTGTAACTGTATGAGTTTGTGCTTCAACTTCATATTGAAAGCCATGCAGTTCTTTTGATAGTTCGAAAGTCATCCTGTTTCTAGACCAAGGTTTTGCGCTTCGTCCATAATGCAAAAACACATCGCTTCGTTTGCATTTTTGAAATGCTTTTGGTTTCTAATCTGCTCAAGTAGGGCCCAATATGAAATTGGTAGACTTAGCGTTTTAGCTGCTTTTATTCCACCTACGTTTCTTCCTGCTTCTTTTGCTACTTTTGTCTGTGCTGTTAGGTAATCCAGTCTTTTTCACCCCCTGTTCTAGTCAATTTTATTGAAATGAGGGGGCATTGAACGCCAGATTGCATATCGGAGTTCTTATGTGATCGGATATAGCTAGGTGACTTAGAAGTTATGTAGCTTTTTTGCCTATGACTAAGTGTTAACCCCATCATTTCACCATCTAATCAGGATCCTAGTATATTAATACACACACTTTATCTTTCTGAACAGGTCAGCACTCAAAATATACTATCTTAACATCAACAGCCACCGCTAATTCCCCCACCACCGCTTTCCACAGCATAATTTGAATTTTATTAGGATAGAAGTCAATAACCATGGTAGTTTTGTATAGGTTTTTGTTAGCTTTTCCGAGCTAAAACGAGGTAGTATTGAGGTAGTATTGAGGGTAGAAACGCTTAGATCTAAGTAATTATCTTATATTTATGACATGGAAATCGAAATTCTATCAGCATCACTTATCCTGGTGGCGAGTTTATGCGGTGGCTTATCCTGTGTTTTCATTGCTAGGGGTCGCACTAGTATTAACAAACATTCCCGGCAACGCATCAAAGACTTTGAAAATGATATTAAATATCTAGCAGAAAGCAAGAAAGAAGAAGCCT